AATTTCTCGCCTTGTAGTAAAATCACCCTCGTATGAATCTTCTGTAGTAGTACCATTTAATATTATAGTAACATCAGGCTTAATATTCATAGAAGGAACTAAGTTCACACTAACTGTAAACTCTGGCGTAAAGAAAGGAACGATCTGTTCAAATATTTGTGCACCGTCTTCTGCATTATCTACTGCCGCAGTAAGTTCAAAATCAAAATTATAAGGAACAGGATTATATTGTTTCAGGAGTATACTTGTACCCGCAGCCGTGTTCGCCGCATAGACTTTACCTAGAGTATTTAATTTTCTAGTTCCATCATAAGCAATTCCGTTCAAAACAAAACCCATTCGCGGAAGTGTAGTCATGACACTTGCATCGGTTGTTGACATTCTTCGAATGTGTAACAACATTCTATCTTTTGCGGAGTACTCAATAGGAACTTTGATCTGTTCTGTTATAACACCAGCAGAATTTCTCCTTTGAATGTTTATATCATTGAAAAGAGTTCCAAAAACTGCTACATATTTTCTAATAGTTTCATGATAATAAGTTGTTCCTAACATTATAGACTCCCGAATGGATTACCTTCGGTGAAATCAATAATAGCATCAGCGGCGGCTTCTATTTCTGCATTGTCTGCAGAGGCGGCGGTATCAGCAGCAGATGATTGAGCATCAAAAGAAGTAATAGAATAAGTTGCACTAGAACTGTCACCAACAATATTTACAGTTCCAGAAAAGTTGCCAGTCATGTTTATAAGATTTAATAGTTTGTCAGCCGCATTCCAACTGGCTACCTCTCCTTTGACTGTAGCAGCGGCGAGGGATGCACCCTGATAGACTTGCTCACCAACAGTATAGTTACCACTACCCGTATCCATTGTAAAATCAATCGAGTAAGACTGTGCACGTTCAATTGCATCTATAGTATCAATGCCGGTATTAAATGATTGATCTGAATAAGTAAACATTTCACATAACATATCATAAGTTTGTAATGCTCCTGTTTGATAAAATACTGCTTCATCTTCTACAAATAGTATTTGGAATAATGCTTCAGTAGTAGGAAAATAAATCAAATCTCCTTCGTGTGGTGCATCCGCTCTTCCATCACCCTGAACATTCAATTCTGTCCATCTGCGTCTTGCAACAGTAAAAGTAATTTGATCTTTTATTTGTAGTCCAAACTTCGAAATAAAATCACCCTCACCCTCAAACCCATCTACAGATTTAATATACATTTCAATTGTATGAGCACTATTATAAGATGCGGTATTATCCTCGCCCATCAATGTGTCTTCATCATTCAATGTTCTGGGACAATAATATACATCTATTCCAAAAGTCTTTATTGCTTCAATATTCAAATTTTCTATTAATCTTTGCTCTGGTGTATTTGTACCATGCAGATTAAAATACTGATTTGTCGCCATTTATTATCCTATTAGATGATCTATTGGTAGTTCATACCGTAGTGACATTTCTGTTTGAATAGTTTCTAGTTCTGTAGTTGCATCATCATAAAGTTGTCGTCCATTCATCGTTACTCCACCAGGTAGTTGCATTCCCTCAAACTTGGTAAGATTTTGGCCCCATTGTTTTTTCATCAATGCAGTATTATATCTCTTGAGAAACATATCACTCCAAATATCGGCATACGTGGCCGGATCAAGAATTTTATCTACTTCAACAACAATAAAATCATCTATGGTAGCATCTGAGCCCCATGAAATATCAAGATATAATTTGTCTGCATGACGGTTATATCTAAATGATGGCTGACCTGTAAACATTTCATTTATTAATTGTAAATATTCTTGTGCAATTTCAAAACTTGCTAAACCACCACTTCCCAATGAATGCATTTCAGAAAGTGCAAACTGATACTTAGAGGAAAACATAGAATTAGTTCTAGTATTATCAGAAAAGGGAATAATTCTTCGAACCCCAATAATTGCTTCGGCTATAGTTATGTATTTGTTATCGTAGTCTCCTATTGCTGTTGCGGTAGATGCATGAGTTGTTGCGGTTGCTGAACTTGTATTACCTGTAATAGTTTCGCCAGTAGAAAATGTAGTAGTAGTATTTGCATAAAATGTATTACCATCTCCACCCGATTTAACTTCTGGGTCTTTATATCTTAAAGTAGTATTAGCACTATGATATGCATGTACTGTTGCTTGAACACCACTTGTTCCGCCAGTAATTATTTCACCATTTGAAAAAGTTCCAGTTGGAGCTCCCGCTAGTTTGAGAGTAGAGCCTGAAATTTGATGTTTTAGAAATGTATTTTCGGTTGCATCAAAATGATATTCTTGGTAAAATTGGAGAGAATCATCGATACAATCTTCTACTTGGTCATCATCAATATTCAATTCGACTACTGGCCAGCCAAGTTTCCGTTTACAATAATCTTTAAAAGTTGTTCTAGTAGTTGGTTGTGTCATTTCGTTGCCTCTGCAGATATCGTTATAATTCCTTCTGCCAATCTTTCTACTATTGTACCACCCGATTGTGTATATTCAACATCGTAAACATAATTTCCAGGGGAAAGAGCTGCAGTCTGTGTCGCAGTCAATGAGATTGTTACATTTGATCCTGCAACGGCGGTAGTTATAGTAGTAACATTATTTGATGAATAGTAAGATTGACGCATCTTAGCGGCACATGTCCCTGTAGAGATAGTGACATTCTGACTAACAGAATTTTGTGCGTAGATTACTTTTTCAAACGTGCAACCTTGATCTAATGCAATGTTTACAGTTTGTTTTTGGAGGGTCAATGCCACAATCCTTCTCCTTTTATAATAGTGTAGTTATATAGTTGTTCCTATACTATTTATATGATTAGGAAATCTGTGGCATCTAGTTTAATTTTGCTTTCAGTTCATCGATCTGAACTTGTTGTTCTTTGATTGCCTCAAGAAGAACAGCTGTCATTTTTGAATATTGAACTCCATGTGGTTTACCTTCTTCATTATAAGATACCAAATTAGGAAGAACTTTATCCACATCTTCTGCAATAAATCCATAATTACTATCAGGCTCCTCATCATTTTTCCAATCAAACGAAACTCCTTGCATTTGTAGAACAGCAGGAAGTATATTTTCAATATTTGAAATGTTTGTTTTCATTTCTCTCATAGAAGATTCTGTAAGATCACCAGTAACCGTCAAATTATCTCCAACAGTTGTTTCAGAAGTTGCATGTCCTATTAATACTGCAATTCCAGAAGTTGCATTTGCAATTTTTAATGTACCGACTGCATTAGTAATATGAGAGTGTGAACCATCATGATATATTGTCATATCTTGAGCATCACCACACTTAATCGGGGAAGAGTCTGTTAAGTGTAACGAATCCGTAGCTTGATTCCATGTCATGTTACTACCAGCAGTATCACCATAAAATATAGCATTGTAGCCTGTACCATCTACACCAACTGTTATTAATCCAGTTTCATCTATCTTCATTCGTTGTGTGCCAGCAGTATAAAAATCTAAATCATCGTTGTCTGCACCTGCTGATGTTTCTGCAATAATTTTAGTATCTAGATCAACATCAACAACTCCGCCAAGTGATCCCCATTGAGATCCACCATAACCTTCAAAAGAACTTGTTGTAGTATTATATCGAATTCCACCTTGAACCTCAAAACCCCTATTGGAAGATGTTCCAACTGGAATAACAATTGTTGATGTTCCGCTAAATTTCGCTACACAATTTGTAGAATCTTGTGTTACTACAAATGGAACTGCCGCGACTGCTAAGGCATTATCATTCTTAATCGTTACTAAACTTCTTATTCCAGTAGTAGCAGAATCTGAAGTAAGAGCCATCAATGCGCCAGTAGTTAATCCGTCCATTGACATTGAGAATCCAGTTCCAGTTGTTGCGGTATCAGCAGTAATGTCAAGGATTCTTCCAGTTGTAACGAGAGTTGCAGTAGAAGTCAAATCCACCATCTTACCAGTTGTCAATGCATTCATTGACATTTGTAATCCAACACCAGTAGTTGCAGAATCAGCAGTAATGTCAATAACTCTTCCATTACCAGTAATCGTTCCTGTGGAAGTCAAATCTATCATCTTACCAGTAGTCAATCCATCCATTGACATGAAAATACCAGTTGCAGTTGTTGCAGCATCAGCGGTAACATTAAGAACTCTTCCGGCGCCAGTCATTACTCCTGTAGAAGACAAATCTATCATTTTACCAGTAGTCAACGCATCGGCAGAAACTTCCATTACTACACCTGTAGTCGCAGCATCTGCATTGATGTTTATGACTCTTCCAGCTCCTGCTAATATTCCTTCAGCTTGGATATCAAGAACAGTTCCAGTTGTAGCAGCAGATGCAATTTTTGCTGTATCTGAAGTTTGTTGTTGTGCATCTATTTCAAATGAATATCCACCTGCTGCAAGGTTTGTATCAATAAATACACCTCTTCCTGCATCTGATTGTACTGTAAGTCCGGTTGATCCTGTTGCAGAAGCATGATTTTGAATAATCGTTGCTATACTTCTAGTATCAGTAGCTGCGGAATCAGAATCGATATAAAGTGCTGACCCTTCTGTAAGTGCACCAGCAGAAATATCAATAACCTTACCGGTGGTTACTGAATCTGCTACAATATCAAGAACATCTACGGTAGTTTGACTTGCAGTAACACTTATTCCAAGCTGATCTGCATCTTGTGAAGTAACTGAAATGGCGGGTTTTCCTGAATCGGATTTCTGTGTAACACCTACATGTCCTGTCCAAGTATTTGCCCATAACATTGTTGTATTACCAATATTAAAG